AATGACTTACCCGATTTTTCAGCGGATTTTATACCTTTTTTATAATCCTTGTCGTCAAGGGTTATTTTAGCAAAGAGGTTGAATAAATTCATCTGCTTTGTCTCCTAAAATCCGTCTTGCTTCGGCTTCGTCTGCAAACTTAATTCCGTGCCGTGTCATAATATCCGCGATAACATCTTGCGCGGGTGTATGTTCTACTTTATTTACTCCTATAACAGTTTCGTAAATTTCGCTCCAGCTATTGCCGTTATCGTCAATTTTTTTGTTCATTGCCATAACGCGTATTAAATCGGCTATGTATTTATCGTATACAGACTTTACAAAATCGTTTCTTATCTCATTTATTATTAACATTATTAGAGATTTAATCGGCATAGGTCTGTTTATTCGGTTTAATACCGATAAAACACGCCCAGCCGCAATCGTGCTGTTATAATCGCCAAAACCGTCTTTTATTCCGCTTTGGCGAACGATGTAAAAAAACTAATCAAATCCTTGTCGTTTGCTATTTCTTTAATCTGCTTAACCGTAACGGCAAAAGACTGAGCTTGTATTTCTTCAACGGTAGTTTCATTCAACGCCGCAAGAATTATATAAACAGGTTCGCGGTGTTTTTTTAAGAATGTCGGTATTAATTCCGCGAAATATTCTATCTGCTTCGCTGGCGTTTTTTTGTACTTGTCAATAACTTTGCGCAAATCGCTGTCGTTGATTATATCAGCGACATACGGCGTAATCTCAATTAATATATCTACTGCTTTATCAGTGCTTAAATTCATTTTTATGGTCTCCTCTCATTTTTTTGAATTAGAGCGGTTTTTACGCCGCCCTATAATTTGTTTACTCTACTGTAAAATCAGTAATCATATTTGCCAACGCTTGCCCATAAATATCAACAACACTTACGATATTTACATAATACTTCGCCGCAGTAAACGCTGTAGTCGGTGTAAATGTCAATATCTTTCTTGTGCTATCCCAAGCCTTTGTGCCTGCAACAATAGATCCGTCCGAAGCAAGCGTAATAAATACGTTTTCGGTCGAAATCGCATTGTTGAATGTCAGGACAACCGTTGAAACCGCTCCGGTCTCGCCATCAGCCGGCGCAATCGAAGAAAGCTCAACGGCAGACGTCGAAGAAGTAGTCTTATCAAGATAAATCGTGAAAGGCGGTGTGCTTAACGCGTCAACGCTATAATGCGCAATAGCTTGTAGTTCAAAAGTTCCCTCGCCACGGTCAACAAAATTAAAGTTGAATCCGTTCGATCCGAGCGCGTTTGAAAGTTTAATTGCAATCTTGTTACCGTCGGAAGTGTCGCCAACCCACCATAAATCCGCATATGAAGCTGTCGGAACAATCCCTTGCGTTGCGGTAATTGTCGTAACGCTCGCGGAAGTAGAAGCTGAACCGCCAGCAAGTGCCAATTTTATAGATGTTTCGGTCGCTTCAAAAATGGTCGTTGTGAGTGTCGCCACCCAAAAGTCTATAATCTTGAAGTCCTTTGCGTTGTCGGGCAATCCGTCAACTTCGGGTTGCCTTATTGTCGGAACAGCCGTAAACGAACCGCCGCCCCTTGTTGCCCCGATTATTCCGGAAATAACACCATCCGTATAGTCTGTACAAACAAGGCCTGCGCCAAGTTGAAAGTTGTTTTTTGTATTACTTGTAACTCCTGTTAACATTTTTTTAATCTCCTTTTAATTATAATAATATGATATTTCTAAATTTACAAGGACCGCCCGTATTGTGCGTTCATCGTCGTTTCTGTTCTGTACAAACGGACTGCCTTTTTTAATCCAGAGTTTGCAGTCCACGCCGTCAATGAGTTTACCCGCTTCGCCCAATGCTGTTTCAATCGCTGTCGCGTATTCGTATGCTTGAGCATAACTATTCTCCGAGCGCGTCCAAATCGTTAATTGTTGTATAACGGGTTCGGCATTTCGCGGTTGTTCAAACCCAAGCGATATATACGGTAATGTCGCTGTGTCGGGTACTGGTTCTTGATAGGTCGTCAATATCGTATTCAGCCACGCTATCAATGCCGTTGCTTGATTTATCATCACGCACCCTCCACATAATTTTCAGCTTCCCATTGTGCAATGTCGCTCATCGTTTCAGATTTCATTTGTCCTTGCAATTTAGACGATTTCAATATAGCCGTTATGCCGTTGCCGATAACAATATCGCCAGTCTGTACCGTTACGCTATTAGCCGTGCTGTCAGTCATAAATGTATAAACATCGTCAAGTCCACGTTGTGCTGCAATTAGTCGCTCCGTTGAACTTGATCGCTCCAATAAGCCTTGCACGGTTCCGAGCGTTTTATATGTCGTTGTCGCCCCGCCTAATCCGTCGGGTGTTTTTTCGCGGCGTTTTACCGTAATCGAATAGAAATAATCCTGTATCATAGTTTGCCCTCGAATATGTCTTTTGCCATTTTCTGATACTTATCCCAGTTAGGCTTGATTCCGTTTTCCATAAATTTGCGCGCTTTTTGTTTGCGCGTTCCGTTGTTCACATAATCGCCATACTCCACATTTGTTCCGATTATTACGGTGTTTTCTTCGCCTTTGCCGCTCAACGCGTCCGAGCTGTCAGCATTGTTATCATATACTCCGCTTTCTGCGTCGGGCGTCACGAATGATATACTTCCACGTAATCTGCCCGTATCCACTATGTCGCGCCCTGTGAAATCTGGCTTTGACATATATTTTACAACGTCACCTTGCGCCGATACGCCTATTGCATATAACGCGCGACCCATTGCCGAGCCAAACTCGCCGAGAACTTTCGCAGTGTTATTTTCGATTTTTACATCAACCATAAATCCGCACCCACCTCAAGAAAGAATACCTTGACTGGAACGGCTTCATATACGCTTGCAAGTCGCTTCGATACGCTTCGACGCCGTTTTTCGCATTAAACGATACGGAATAATTCGGTATGCTTTCGCTCGATATTCCGCGATTTGTAAACGCTTCGACTTTAGCCGCCAATGTTATAAACTCGTTCGGGATAGCCAGTCCGACTATATACCCGCAGAACTCTTCATCGGTGAGCGTTGCGTCTAGCGTTATTTCGCCTGCTTCGACGGAGGCAATCTTATACACTCCGTCATTTAGCAAACTATCCATAATACGCACATACTGACCCGCTTTATAATCGCCGCGCACGGCTATAGCGTTTTCGGAGATGGTATATCTGCCATACTCCGAACTGCGCTCAAAAAAATTGTTACAGGCCAATAATGTTGCGTACATTTTTAGTTACTCCTTAAACTGTATATTGACTTATTCCTGTAGCAATAGGCAATAACGATGTTGCGTCAACTTCAACTACTCTAACATACCCGCTTGAAGCAAGAGAAATAACGCCGGTTGCGGGAAGCGGAGTCCAAGTGTCGGTGCTCAAAGCAGTATTAGCTGTCGGAGCGTTAATCGTCGCGTTATCCGTTGCGTAATAATACTTGTTCCCAATTTTGGGCTTTTTCGGTGTAACGATTACCTTATTCAAAGACGCCGAAACGGTCAAACTGCCAAGAGTGCTAAGCGTTGCTTGAACCTGTACATCTTTTATTCTTGCAATCGCACGGGTATTTTTAACAGCCAAGCCCGCAACGAACTCAACGTCGCCGGACTTAACCGCTCCTGCTTCGCTGAAATTAGGCAATCTGCTTGTTATAGCCTTATCGCCTTTAAGCGTAATTCCGTGCGCGCCGCTCATCGATAATGCGACCAAATAAATATCGGTCTTACCGCTGTTGTCGTCGATTCCGATAATTTCGGTATCACTTCCGATGTCTTCGTTGTAATATCTGCCAAGGTCAAGCATAGGAATACCGTCGTATGCTTTTACTTGCTTTCCGAACGCGTCTTCCGCTTGAGTGATGTATCCGAGCTGCTTAGCGGCAGATTGAATTTTTACAATCGCTTTGCTGTTTGCAAGAATGTAAGTAGGACGCTCTTTCATCGCCAATATAGCCGTGTCGAGTGCTTCGGTTATTTTCAACGCGTTTGCCGTGTTCATCGTGGAAAGGTCAATTCCGCTTCCGTCAAAATCCGTAACGCTTCCGTCAACTATTTTAGCAAGTCCGTCAAACTCTGTTGCATTATCTTTGTTGCCGTTTACAAACAGCCAATGATAACGGTTAACCGTTGCTTGTATTTTTTCCTCGGTCTGGAATGCGATTTCGTCAGGCGCAGCGTCTGCTAGCACTCTGTCTATCTCGTATTTTCCGCCCATAATTTGCAGGTCGGTTGTTACCGATTCTTTCGTAGCAGGCGCAGCGGTATAATCGCTGTTAATCGCTCTGCCCTCTGCCGCGGGAGAAGTTTTCAGACGGATATACCCGTAAGTAAGCGTACTTCCACCGCTCGGTGAAATACAGTTGTCAAACGGCATTGCCGCTAATATAGCCGATTTGCGCATAAAGGTGTCTATCACCATTCTGTCGTATTTATCGGCTCTTCCAATTTTGATGTCATTTAATGTGATTGCCATAGTTTTTTAATCTCCTTTTAATTTAATATTCCCATTTTTTCAGCCACAGCGCTCGCAAGCGTTTCGGGCTTTTGTGCTGCCGGTGCTGGCGGTGTTCCCGCCAGTGCGCCGCCTGGTTCCGTTTTGGTTACGAAATCAGCGTAATTTTTTCCAATCGGTTCAAAGAATTCATCCGCGTTCTTTGCCGTTCCGCTTTCGTCAACCTCTAGTCCATCAACGCTCTCGCGCTCCGCTTTGAGTATCAGCTTTGCAGCTTTCTCGCCGAATCCTTTATCGGACAGAATTTTCATAGCTGCAGCTTCTTTCTTCGCAAACGCCTGAGCCGTTTCGGTATCGGTTTTGAACTTTTTCAGCGCCTCGAACTCTTCCGGGTTAAACGCTTTGAACGCCGCAATCTTTTCGGGTGTGAATTCGGCATATTCGCTTAACTTCGTTTCGAGTTCTTTTATCTCAGCTTCGGCTTTTTCCTTTGCGGCCTTGAGCGCCTCGATGTCTTTACCGTTCTCGCTCATAACAAAATCGATAATTTCTTTCGCGTTCTCCACGCCTTGCAATTTCTCTTCTAATTCTGCTCTTTTCATAAATACTCCTTTTTACGCGTTTTTACGGGTCGCGCCCCGATAGGATTTTTATTTATCCGCATTTTTACGAGTTCGGCTTCTCGATTATATTAATTGTCGTACACCGACAGTTAATTGTGTTCCACGCGCTCCCAGATTCATCACCAGGATACATAAGTTCTTCGCCGCCAACAATAAACGGCTTATCAATATCAACAATCTGTCCATCAGCGCTTGCGTGTTCCGGTCTTGTCCGTCCGTCACTTGTCGAAATCCATTGCTTTTTCATTTTGAAACCGAGCTTTTTTCCGTGCTCTCCTACGTCCTGCTTTGCGCTGTTCTCAACTCGTGTCGTTTCGGTTCGTGCAATTCGGATTGATTCAGATAACGTCTTATTCGTTATGTCTTTCATTCGCTTTGCAAGGTTCGGAATGCTCTCTCCTTGCATTATACCAGTCAACAAACTTCTTGTCAACTCCCGTTCAATATCGGCACGGGATAACAAAGTATCAACCGCTAACTGCTTAAATGGTGTTACTTGCCCAGTTAGTACCGACTTAACAGCAGACTTCCCTAGCGGAGGAAACACAACGTCTTTCGGGAATAATTTTGTCGCAGCGGTATAATTAGTCGAATACACGTCTGCCATTCTGCCGTTTATTATCCGCACGGCTTCGGCGTTTGTATCTCGCAATATATCCGCCACCTGCGCCTCCAACGATTGCAAGCGGTTATATTTTCTGAACTCGTCGTACCGTTGCGCTGCGGTCATATCGGGCGTTGCGTTTATTTTCGACAATATCGCTTCGGACTTCTTTTTTATCTCAGCGTATGATTGCGAATATAACCGTTGTAACTCACGCTCAAGTTTAGCAATCTCCGCGTCCGTCCACTTGTGCGCCGCAGCCGAATATTTATCCATTCGTTTCGCCCTCAGTCGGTTCAGTCGGTTCTGTAGGCTCTGTCGGCTCGATTACGCTAAATATACTTGCGTTTTCTTTTTCAATGCGCCTTAATTCTTCTTTAACATCACTGATATATCCCGCTTTTTTAATCAATTCAAGATATGTTTCACGTGAAACATCGGGACGGATTTTATTAGCGTTGTCTATCAGTTCCGTGTCATTGCCGATAAGCATTTCCGAGAAATCAATATCAAATTCGCCCGCTTTGCCAATATACTGCAAACGCTTGTTTATAATATCCGTTGCCGCTCGGTAGGCTTCCCACTCGAAGTCGCTTATCCGCTGTCTTAACTTCAACGTCATGAGCTTAATTCCGATGTTCCTAATATCACCGCCCGCTGCGATTGCTTGAGTGTCGATTATGCCCGTCTCAAATACAAGCTCTTTTTTCATTAAATCAACAAACTTCGTGCGTGCTTCGGT